GCGGGTCCAGCGATCGTCGCTGCTGATGGTGTTGACACCGAGACTGAATTCTCTGGTAAAGCAGGTGTTGGTATTCCTGTTTCTGATGCTATAGGAGTCTATGGTGAACTCTCCTTCCTGACTGCAGACGATTCCGACGATCTGGGTGTCGGTGGTAAACTGGGTCTGAAGTACAACTTCTGATATAGACAATAATACATCTAGATGCTATGATGGGGGTGCGACGGCACCCCCCTTTTTAATGAAAAGGATTTTACTCTCCCCCGTTACTCACTTCAACGTATTGCTAGTGGGTTTTTTAATTTTAATTGGAGTCCAACACAATCATGCACATCATACGATGGAACATGATATTCATGGTGTAGTGAGAAAGTATTGTAGAGCAAACCCTGGCGAATGTGCCGAATATCTTCCTAAGGACCGGTTAAAATGAAAATTAATCTCTGGTATTCCAAGAGTATGGGTCAATGGCGTTGGACTCTTACTGATGAGAAAGATGCAAGGTGGATGGAAGCAGGACAACGACCAGTTCTACGTGATGCAATGGAAGATGTTGCCAATACTGTAGAGTATATGTTACAATATGGGTATAAGGGTGAATAGCTCAGCGGTAGAGCATCTCCTTTACACGGAGGCGGTCGGGGGTTCAATCCCCTCTTCACCCATATAAATAAGTGAAAATGAAGACGTATATTTCGTCATACCATGGACACTATAAAGGTAAGGTGCCGCTCCTGTGGCAAGGAGTTGATTGGGCATCCTAGTAGAGCAATCTCTTGTGGATGCTCAAATATGACAACTATTCGTGGAGATAAGATATCTGCGGTTGACTTAAGTCAGGTTGTTATGCTTAACTCTTATACTAGCAAGAAGGAGAATTTTCTTTCTTCAGAGGATGTTCAGTGGCAAGAGTCAAGAAGAAAAAGAAAAGTAAGAAAATTAGATTTTGAGGTGCGATAATTACATATTTACTTAATGTATGTTATGGGATGAACATATTGTGGCAACTTTTTAGGAATTAACTATTATAGCTATAGTGTATTTCAAAATAGAACTATGCACCCCGACGAATTTTCTAACTGGGTGAGAATAAAGGAGGCTCTTGAAGAGTCAGGAAATACTGAAAATTTTTATTACAGACGTGCTTGTGCTATAGTATCGGGAGGACCTGACCCGATGGACAATCTACCTAATGTCTCACAGGATGGATGAAATCAAACCAGCACATTATGTCACTTGTGAAGAGTGTCAGGAGATGATTGATGATGCAATAAGAAAGCATAATCGCAGTCCCTTATATGAGGATGACGATGAGGAAAATTAACACAATCACATTAAACATCACAGTAGCAATCATTGATTTCTTATATCAAGGCAGAGACTATCAAAGATTCTGGGTGCTTGAAGAAATTGCTAGGGCACCCTACTTTGCTTTTCTAAGTGTGTTGCATTTAAGAGAATCTATGGGGCTACGAGGTCCAGAACATTTATATTTGATGAAACAACATTTCGAGCAGTCGGTCAATGAAACAGAACATCTGGAGTATATGGAATCTAGGGGCGGTAATGCTTATTGGGTGGATCGCGCTTTCGCCAAACACCTGGTACTTATCTACTATTGGGTCAACGTGGTTTATTATTGGGTGGCTCCTAGGTCTGCTTACCATCTCTCCTACGAGGTAGAGATTCATGCAGCAGAAACGTATGCAAAACATCTCGCCTTTAATGGACATGACGATAAAATCCTTGAAATTTTGAACGATGAATTACATCACTCAAAAGAACTACAAGATGCTATGGAGATGATAAATGCCTAAGAGTTGGATCTGGCGCGGTAGGAAAGTTGACCTTCCCAACCACGTAACAAAAGAAGAAGTTCAGGAGATGATTGATACTGCAATACGAAAACATAATCGTAATGCTGGGATTATCAGTATGTTTGTTGGTTTTTTTATTCTTGGTCTTTTTAGTGAAGGTCTTCTAAGACTTATTGGAGTTATAGATCCATTATTACCATGGTTAAAAATTTCACTGTAAAAAGGTAAAATCACATGAATCGATTTAAAGATTTCACAGAAGATGAAAAACAAATGCTTGCAGAAGCACTTTGGAAAAAACAGAGATCATTTATTGCAGGTGATAAACTGTTTAGATCGTATGAAAAACTTCTCAATGAAGTTCTAGATCAAATTAATTATGTTCCTGGGAGGGTGCTATGAAAGTAGGAATTATTGGACTAGGAAGAATGGGCGAGGGTATGTCTCGTCGTATGATTAAAGCAGGTATCGAAGTTCATGGATATCGTAACAATTATGCAAAAGCTGAAGAACAATATGAAAAGGGTTATATCAGTGGATGTACCACTTCTTTGGAAAATCTTGTTCAAGTAGTACACACTGGAGTAGGAACTCTTACACAGGAAGAGTCAAAATCTCCTGGAATCTTTATGATGGTTGTACCAGCAGAAACAGTAGAGGACACTATCGATGAGTTATTACCATTACTTAGCGACGGGGATATTATTATTGATCATGGCAATAGCAACTTTAAGGATTCTCGCAGGAGAGCAAAAAGGCTTTCTAAGTATGGTATCCAATATATTGACTGCGGTACTTCTGGTGGAGTTTACGGTCTGGAGCGTGGATACTGTCTTATGGTTGGTGGTGCAAATGGGGCAGTATCTGTCTGTGCTCCCATTTTCAGGGCACTGGCACCTGGCATTGCCTCTGCACCCCGCACAGATCCCGAGTCTAGAGCAACCAGTGCAGAATATGGTTGGTTACACTGTGGAGGTCCTGGAGCAGGTCACTTTGTAAAAATGGTTCACAACGGTATCGAATATGGAATCATGCAAGCGTACGCCGAAGGCTTTAATATCCTGCATGAAGCTAATGCTGGGTCAGCATATGTTAAAGCAGGAGATGCTGAGGTTGCTCCAATGGATAATCCAGAGGACTATCAATATGATATTGACTGTTCTGAGGTTGCTGAGTTATGGCGTCGGGGTAGCGTTGTTGGTAGTTGGTTGCTTGATCTTACCGCTGATGTTCTACGCGGCGATAGAGAGCTTAGCAAGTTTGATGGGGGAGTATCAGACTCTGGTGAGGGTCGTTGGACTGTTCACGCTGCTGTGGATCTTGGTGTACCCGCTCCTGTTATCAGCGGTGCGCTATACTCAAGATTTGAGTCACGGAGACTTGGAAAGTTCGCAAATAAAGTCCTCAACGGAATGAGAGCTATGTTTGGAGGTCATGATGTCCGATAAAAAAACTAAATGGATGGTTTGTAACAGATGTGGGGGAAGAGGATGCCCCTACTGCCCTTCACCAAAAAACAAATGATACTATCTAATGCACTCACCTGGATTTCAATACCGTTTGTACTATCCACGATATATTTCGGGATACGAAAAGGTGAAAATATATACTACGACTCAGACAAATACGATGGAAACGGAACCGCTCACTAGAGGTATAGTTATCTTCGGTGCTACTGGAGATCTATGCAAAAGAAAACTGATACCAGCACTTCATAAACTCTGGAAGAAAGGTTTGCTCCCAGACAACTTTGTAATTAGTGGATCTGCAAGGAGAGAACCAACAGCACAACAATGGAAAGACTCTTTGGGAGATTATCCTGAGGAGTTCTTGCATCATCTAGATTATCAGTGTGCTGATTTAGATTGTGTTGAGAGTTTGAAACATCTCCCAGATTACTTAGAAGATAATACTTATTTCCTGTCCGTACCACCAGAACGATATGAGAATGCTATCGTCAATCTCAAAGAAGCAGGACTCCTTGACGACCCGGAAAGGTCTAGAGTGGTTATCGAAAAACCCTTTGGGTACGATTATAAATCTGCTCATCATCTACAGTCTGTGGTTGAGCGACATCTACGCGAGAAACAGGTTTATCGCATTGACCATTATCTTGGCAAAGATACTGTTAATAATATTCTCGCTACTCGGTTTAGCAACATACTGCTGGAACCTTTATGGAACCGCAATTACATAGAAGAAGTTCAAATTTATGCTACTGAAACTATTGGGTGTGATGGACGTGCTCAGTATTATGAAACTGCTGGTGCTGTAAGAGATATGCTTCAGAACCATATTCTTCAGGTTCTGTCTTTGATTGCTATGGAAGCACCATGTAAGATGAGCGCCAAAGAAATTAGGCGTGAGAAAACAAAAGTACTTGCTGCTACTCGTTTAGGGGAGGACATGATTCTTGGACAATATGCAGGTTACCGTGATGAAGAGGGTGTTAATCCTAATAGTCGTACTCCTACCAGTGTTGCTGGCACTTTATTCGTCGATAACTGGCGTTGGGAAGGCGTTCCTTTTCGTGTCCTGACTGGTAAGAAAATGCCTTATGGATGCGTTGAAGTTGTTATCAAACTTAAAGCACCACCACTGAAACTCTATGATGGAGAAATCAACGACCGTATTGTCATGCGTCTTCAACCTAATCCTCATCTTGATATTAGGATGGATATTAAGTCCCCTGGGTTATCAGACGAACTGGAACTCGCCACTCTCACCCATGAGTATCCCCAAGACCGAGCAGTAGACGGGTATGAGAAGCTTCTGTATGATGCTATCAACTGTGACCAGTCTCATTTTGTTCATGCTGATGAAGTAATGGAATCCTGGAGGATTGTCGATGATTTACTTTGCACTGGGGATTCTTGCCCCATACGCACTACTCCTTATATCTATCTGCCTGGTTCCTGGGGACCACAATACAGAACCGACCGAATAACTGATTGGGATTACCCATCATGACATATGTTCAATTGTTCGTTAGGTCTGTGATGCAAACCCCATGGGTACTAGGTATCATGGGGTTCTTTCTTGTATTTGTTCCTATTATAGGAATGCATTTGGTTCATAAGTATGGATGGGAGCATTGGGAACCATTTGCGAAACACCACAAATAGTGTTATACTAAACAAGTTGAGAGACAACTCAACTGCGGTGACCCCCTTGGTAGTTCAGGGTTAGCGGCGATAGGAACTACCACTTCGGAATGTAGCTCAGTTTGGTAGAGCACTCGCTTTGGGAGCGAGATGTCGCAGGTTCGAATCCTGTCATTCCGATTGCCAGATCCTCTGGCATCTTGACTATATAAAGTCAAAACCTTATAATACAAAGGTAAACCAAACACAACGATGGCACTGACTGAAAAATTCAAAAAAGACATCAGCACTCTTAGTGCTGCTGCTAATGGCGAAATTTTCCTTGATGTAAAGAATCCGAAACTTTTCAAAAAGGTGCGCCGCTTCTATGAAAATAATGGAGTGGTGTTTTCAGGCGAACCTCTAGATGATTATGAAATGTTGATGGAACAGATTTACGCTGATCTTGAAACTGTTGAAGTCCCGGAACGACTCTAAATTTGCCCTGGTCGGTGAAGGTTCCCTTCAATCCCGAAAGTTTCCTGCTTCTTCAAAAATCAGGTGGTGCGGATGGAGGTAATACTCCCGCCTGGTTTCTTATTTCCAGTAAAAAAATAAGTGGCGTGCATGTAGACCTGAGGGGATGGTTGTATAAACCATCCTTTTTTGGTATAATGTTATAGTAAATTATCAGCGACATGAAAAGAGCTCTTGTTACTGGTGGTGCTGGTTTTATTGCTCATCACCTTATTTCGCAAATCCTGAAGGGCACTGATTGGGAAGTTGTTACACTTGATCGGTTGGACTTCAGTGGCAATCTGAATCGTCTTCAAGATATCCTTACAGAATTTTCTCCTGAAGATAGGTCTCGTGTAAAAGTTGTTTTTCATGACTTGAAAGCAGCAATCAACCCTCTTATTGCTGCTGACATCGGACGTGTAGATTATATCCTTCACCTTGCTGCGGGTTCTCATGTAGATCGTAGTATTGAATATCCCATGGAATTTGTCATGGACAACGTTGTAGCAACCTGCAACATCCTTGACTATGCCCGTGGTCTGGATCACCTTGAAAGGTTTGTATATTTCAGTACTGATGAAGTCTTTGGTCCTGCTCCTAATGGAATTAATTATCTGGAGAATGACCGATACAACTCCACTAATCCTTACAGTGCAACGAAAGCGGGTGGTGAAGAACTGGCAGTAGCATTTGAAAATACTTATGGACTGCCTGTCTATATCACTCATACGATGAATGTCTTCGGTCAGCGTCAGCATCCAGAGAAGTATATTCCGATGTGCATCAAACGTATTCGTGATGGTGAGATTGTCACCATTCATAGTGATGAAACTAAGACTATCCCTGGAGCACGTCATTACATCCACGCTGAAGATGTTTCAGACGCTCTGCTGTTCCTTCTGGCACAAGATACTGTGGTTGAGAATGGAAACTATGGTGGAGCAAAGTGCCCTAAGTTCAATATTGTTGGTGCCGAAGAACTGAATAATTTGCAACTAGCACAGATTATTGCTGATGTTCAAGGTAAAGAACTTCGGTACAAGATGGTTGACTTCCACTCTACTCGCCCTGGTCATGACCTTCGTTATGCTCTCTCTGGTGAGAAGATGCGTCGTATGGGTTGGGAACCTCAAGATATCCGAGAGCGTATCGCAGAGGTTGTTGAATGGACTCTCGCTAACGAACGCTGGATCAAACTATGAAAACTGCCCTGATTACGGGTATCACTGGACAGGACGGATCATACCTTGCCGAACTACTCCTTGAAAAGGGATATGAAGTGCATGGTATTGTCCGTCGTTCTTCTTTGATTAATACCCATCGTATTGACCATATCTACGATAATCCAAATCTGACACTTCACTACGGTGATTTGACTGATGCCACTAATATTATTGGTGTCATTAAGAAAACTGAACCAGATGAGATTTATAACCTGGGTGCCCAGAGTCATGTAAAAGTTTCTTTTGAAACTCCTGAGTACACTGGGAATGTTGATGGACTGGGAACTCTCCGTGTTCTGGAGGCAGTTCGTCTTCTTGGCATGGAAGACAAGGTGCGTATCTATCAGGCATCTACTAGTGAACTGTATGGAAAGGTTCAAGAGACACCTCAGACAGAAACTACACCTTTCTATCCACGCTCTCCTTATGGTGTAGCAAAACTGTATGGTTTTTGGATTGTCAAGAACTATCGTGAATCATATGGTATGCACGCCAGTTCTGGTATTCTTTTCAACCATGAATCTCCACGGCGGGGTGAGACATTTGTAACCCGTAAGATTACTAGAGGTCTATCACGCATCTCTGTCGGTCTTCAAGATTGTTTGTATCTTGGTAATCTTGATGCCAAGCGGGACTGGGGACACGCTAAAGACTATGCCAGAGCGATGTGGTTGATGCTTCAGCAAGATGAACCTGATGATTATGTAATTGCTACAGGTGAGCAGTATACTGTCAGAGAGTTTGTTAACAAGGCATCCAATTACTTTGGTATGAAGATTGAGTGGATGGGTGATGGTATGGATGAAGTGGGTTATGACTGGAATACTAAACGCCCTGTGATAAAGGTGAGTGAAAAGTATTTCCGCCCTGCTGAAGTTGAATCTTTACTCGGTGATGCCACAAAGGCAAAAGAGAAACTTGGTTGGGAACCTGAAATTTCATTTAAAGAACTAATTGAGGACATGGTGCTTTATGGACAATAATTCTAAAATTTTTGTAGCAGGACACAACGGTCTTGTTGGTTCTGCTATTGTTCGTAAACTTCGTCAACTAGGGTACAAGAATCTGATCATGATTCCTAGCAAGGAATGTGATCTCAGGGAGAAAGAGCAGGTAGACAATCTGTTCGCCATTCATCAACCTGATTTTGTTTTTCTTGCCGCGGCCAAGGTCGGTGGAATTATTGGTAACCAAAACCATAAGGCAGAGTTCATTTATGACAATCTGATGATTCAGAGTAATGTCATAGATGCTGCTTACTATACTGGTGCCAAGAAACTTCTTTTCCTTGGTTCATCGTGCATTTACCCTAAGCATACGAATGTTCCAATTAAAGAAGAGCAGTTGCTGACTGGCACTTTAGAACCCACAAATGATGCCTATGCCATCGCTAAGATTGCTGGTATCAAGATGTGTCAGTCCTATCATGAACAGTATGGGTTTAACGCTATCTCTGCGATGCCTTGTAATCTATATGGTGTGAAAGACAATTTTCATCCAGAAAACTCTCATGTCATTCCTGGTCTTATTCGTAAGTTCCATGAGGCAAAAGAAACCAATCAACCAACTGTAACTTGCTGGGGTGATGGTTCTCCGATGCGTGAGTTCTTGTATGTAGATGACCTTGCTGATGCTTGTGTTCATCTGATGAATGAATATCATGATCCACAAAATATCGTTAATGTGGGTACGGGAACTGATATAACTATTAAGAACCTTGCTGAAATCGTCGCAGATGTGGTCGGTTACACAGGTGCCATAATGTGGGATACTAGTAAACCTAACGGAACGTTGCGTAAGGTTATGGATGTCTCTAGAATTAAGCAGACTGGATGGTATCCACAGATTGGTATTGAAGAAGGTCTTCAGCGAACCTAC